TTGGATGCAGTTATTACTATCACACGTAACAATATTGTAATCGCTACCTGCCCAGCAGCATCGTCAAACTTCATCGATCTTGGCGGTCAATTATTGATTCCTGATAGCACACAACATACAAAAGATATCGTTGTGGCAATTACTGGACAGGGCGAATTGTGGTTGCGTGTGCGCAAGGTTGGTGGATACGCTACCAAAGTTGAAGAAGCAATTTATGGTTCTTATGACGATCCTACTCGTATCGGTGCTAAAACTAACGTAACTGGTAGTCCAGACTACACAGGATAAGGATAAGTCATGAAACTTATTAGAGAAGTTTACGAAACAGTTAACTTAGTTACCGAGGCAAGTCTCGGTAAAGGTAAAGATTATTTCATTGAAGGTATCTTCCTTCAATCAGAATTAAAAAATCGCAATGGACGTATGTACCCAGAAAAGGTAATGGACAAAGAAGTCCAGCGTTATTGCGAAGAGTATATCGATAAAAATCGTGCTTATGGTGAGTTGGGTCACCCAGACAGTCCTTCGATTAACCTCGATCGTGTTTCACACATGATTGTTTCGTTAAGAAAAGATGGAACCAACTACATCGGGAAAGCAAAAATTCTAGACACACCAATGGGTAAGATTGCAAAAGGTCTTCTTGATGGTGGCGCAAATCTTGGCGTTTCTAGTCGTGCACTTGGATCTCTCAAAACAAATAATGAGGGTGTTCAAATTGTTCAAGACGATTTCATGCTGTCAACAGCAGCCGACATCGTAGCCGACCCTTCTGCTCCAGATGCTTTCGTTCGAGGCATTATGGAAGGACATGAGTGGGTTTTTGTTGATGGAAAATATGTGCAAAAGAATATAGAAGAAGCCAGATCTGCTATTAAGAGAACTTCTTCTTCAGGTCTTAACGAAGCCAAGCTACGTGCCTTCCAGCATTTCTTGGGTAAAATTCGCTAAATAATAAATAATAACATAGAACTCATCCAGTTACAGGAGATACAGATGTCTATCGAAAGAAAAATCGCTGAACTTCTTGAAGAAGCAAAAACGCTTCATGAAGAAAACACAGAAGTCGTAGAAGAAATTGTTGAAGAAGCAATTTCAGAAGAAGAAATCAAACCAGCTCATGCTGGTGATGAACCTAACAATGCTAAGAACAATGTTGACAATCAAGATAGCGCAGTTAATGCGACTAGCAAGAAAGCCAATCGTGTTACACAAGGTGCGTCTGCTCCAGAAGCAACTAACCTAAAGGCAGCTGTTAAAGAAGATATCGATGCTTTGATGAGCGGAGAAGAACTTTCTGAAGAATTCAGAGAGAAAGCTACTACGATTTTCGAAGCAGCAGTTACAACTCGAGTTAAAGAAGAGTTGTCAAGACTGCAAGAAGAATTTGACAATCAACTTACTGAACAAGTTGAAGAAATCAAAGAGGGGTTAGTTGAAAAAGTTGATGGATACCTCAACTACGTAGTTGAGCAGTGGATTGCACAGAATGAGATCGCCCTTGAATCTGGTATGAAGTCTGAAATACTTGAATCTTTTGTTGAAGGAATGAAAGGTCTGTTCGCAGAACACTACATCGAAGTTCCTGAAGAAAAGTTTGACGTACTAGGTGATATGCAAGAGAAACTCCAACAACTTGAGTCTAAGTTGGACGAGACTGTTGCATCTAATGTTGACCTAACAAAGCAAATCAATGAACAGAAGCGTATCGCTGCTGTCTCTGAAGCTGCTGATGGTTTGGCTGACACCGATGTAGAAAAGTTTAAAGGTCTTGCCGAAGAACTTAGCTACGAAGACGTTGATTCTTTCAAGAAAAAACTACAGACAATTCGTGAAAATTATTTTACAAACAAATCTACATCATTAGTTGAATCAGTGGTTACAGATTCTCCAGTTATTACTGAAGAATTCAAAGCTGTTGATCCAATGATGAAGTCTTATTTGTCCGTTCTGAATTCCATTAAAAAATAAAATCTAAAGGATTTAAAAATGACAACTCGTCAACAATTAATCGAAAAGTGGGCACCGATCCTCAATCATGAGGGCGTATCCCCAATTAAAGACAGCTACCGTAAAGAAGTTACAGCTGTTCTTCTAGAAAACACAGAGCGTTCATTGCGTGAAGAAAAATCCGCTTTGTTCGAAACTGCAGCTAACTCTACTGGCGGTGCTATCGGCACTCAAGGTGGTGGTTCTTTCGGTGATGGCGCTGGCGTTACTGGTTTCGACCCAGTATTGATCAGCTTGGTTCGTCGTTCTGCTCCACAAATGATCGCTTATGACATTTGCGGTGTTCAGCCAATGACACAACCAACTGGTTTGATCTTCGCAATGAAGAGCCGTTACTCTAGCCAAACTGGTACTGAAGCATTGTTCAACGAAGCTGACACTGCAGTTTCTGGTGCTGCTTCTCCTGCACATGCTGGTAACAACCCATACGCTGGTACTTATACTACTGGTGTTGGTCAATCTACAACTACTGCTGAAGCTGGTTCACGTTTCAACGAAATGGCATTCTCAATCGAGAAGACCAGTGTTGTTGCTAAGTCTCGTCAGTTGAAAGCAGAATACACAATCGAACTCGCACAAGACTTGAAATCAGTTCATGGTCTTGACGCTGAAGGCGAATTGTCAAACATTCTGTCTACAGAAATTTTGGCTGAAATCAATCGTGAAGTTATCCGTACAATCTACAACTCTGCTAAAGTTGGTGCACAACAAGGTACTGCTACTGCTGGTACTTTTGACTTGGACGTTGACTCTAATGGTCGTTGGTCTGTTGAGAAATTCAAAGGTCTCTTGTTCCAAATCGAACGTGAAGCAAACGCTATTGCTCAAGCAACACGTCGTGGTAAGGGTAACTTCATTGTTTGCTCAAGCGACGTAGCTTCTGCATTGGCAATGGCTGGTGTTCTTGACTATGCTCCTGCATTGTCTACTAGCCTGAATGTTGACGAAACATCAACAGTATTCGCTGGTGTATTGAATGGTCGTTACAAAGTATATGTTGATCCATATACCGTTGCTAACACTTCTGCTGGTACTGGTCAACAGTTCTTCATGGCTGGTTACAAAGGTACTTCTGCTTTTGACGCTGGCGTGTTCTACTGCCCATACGTTCCACTTCAGTTGGTTCGTGCAGTTGACCCAACAACCTTCCAACCAAAGATTGGTTTCAAGACTCGCTACGGCATGGTCGCAAACCCATTCACTTCTTTGGATGCTGCTGGTGATGGCTTGTCTTCAGGCAACAACTACTACTACCGCAAAGTTAAGGTTAACAACTTGATGTAATCGAGTTTTAAACCTACGCAAGATAGGTACTTTAAAAGGGAGGCAGAAATGCTTCCCTTTTTTTTGTTATAAATAATAGTATGACTACAATTACTTCAACTCCAGTTAATACGAATCCATTGAATCCCAATGGTTATCGTTTCTCTATACAGAAACTCCCAGATCTAACGTACTTCTCTCAGCAGGTAAATCTGCCAGGAATTACACTTGGAGATCCAGAGTTCGCTAACCCATTCGCATCTGTCCCAATCCCAGGAGATAGATTGACTTATGATAGCCTTACTCTTGAGTTTATCGTTGATACTGATATGACAAATTATATGGCTGTGTATAATTGGATCGTGGCACTTGGCTTTCCGCAAAGTTATCTACAGTATGTGAATCTGACCAATCAAGATCAGATCAATACACTAAATGAGTTGGCAACTAACTACTCTGATGCTACTTTGCAAATACTGAATAGCAGCAATCTAGTTTCCAAAACAGTCCACTTTATTGACATATTTCCAACATCCCTAGAATCCCTTACCTTCCAATCAACAAGTAATGATGTTAACTATCTTGTTGGAAGAGCAACTTTCCGCTTCTCTTACTACGAATTTGTAACTACTTGACATTTACAATAAATTGATGTATAATGGGTTAAAACACCCATGGAGTTATTATGAACATTGAACAGCTACAAGAAGAGTGGGATACCGATACCCATATAGACGACAATCATCTTGATCGTGAAGCGATTAGGACAAGTCAACTACATGCGAAGTATCTGCGTCATCTTATCCAATCAAAACTAAAACTAGCCAAGATGCGTGCAGATTATAACACACTGCGTCAGGCTAAGTTTCGTTACTATCGTGGAGAGATGGGTCGTGATGAATTGACAGAACGTAACTGGAATCAGTGGCAGGGTGTCAAGCCACTTAAGAACGAGATGGATGAATTCCTCACAGGCGATTCAGATCTCAATTTGTTAAATACTAAAATCGAATATATCGCAACGATGGTATACATGCTTGAATCAGTGCTTACTCAGGTTAAGTCAAGAGACTGGCAGATTCGTTCCGCAGTTGATTTTAAGAAGTTTGTTGCTGGTGGATAATGAAGATAACGATTGAAAAAGTAAACCATGTTCATCTGAGGGTATTCTCTGATCCTTCTGTAGAACAAGAACTCTCTGACTTCTTTACCTATGAATATCCAGGAGCAAGGTTTACGCCACAGTATAGAGCAAGATTGTGGGATGGTAAAGTCCGTATGTACGATATGTACCGCAAGTCTCTATACGTTGGCTTACTTCGTTATGTGCAAGAGTTTGCAGAACGTAACAAGTATGAGATAGAATATAAAGGCGACATCATTACTACCTCTGAGATTACACCAGAGCAGGTAATGGACTATGCGAAATGGTTAGAGCCGATGGGTCATGGTAAACCTATTGAGATTCGTGACTATCAGGTAGAAGCAGTTACAGAAGCGATTCGCAACGAACGCATTCTACTTCTATCTCCCACTGCCTCTGGTAAATCCTTCATTATCTACACAACGATGCGTTATCACCTAGAGAGTGGTCGCAAGTGTATCATCATTGTTCCAACAACATCACTGGTTGAGCAGTTGTTTGCCGACTTCGAAGATTACTCATCTGCCAATGGGTGGAAGACATCCTATCACTGTCAGAAACTTTACTCTGGTTTCAGTAAGGACTTCTCAAGAGATGTTCTCATTACCACATGGCAGTCTGTATATCTACAACCCAAGTCATGGTTTCAAAACTTCGATGTTATCTTCGGTGATGAAGCGCACCAGTTTAAAGCCAAGTCTCTTACAACTGTAATGGAGAAGATGGATCAGGTGCGTTACCGTATCGGCACCACAGGTACTCTGGACAACAAGAAGATTCATCGATTAGTTCTCGAAGGTATGTTTGGTCCAGTACACAGGGTTACCACTACCAAAGAACTGATGGACTCACATCGACTTGCCACGCTAAATATAACATGTATAGTGTTAAAGTACGATGAGCCTACTCGTCAAAGTAGAAGTAAAAATCTGTACCAAGACGAGATGTCTTTTATCGTTTCTCACGAAAAACGTAACAATTTCATACGAAATTTAGCACTTAATTGTAAGGGTAACACTTTGGTTCTCTTTCAATATGTTGAGAAGCATGGAAAGGTATTATATGATCTCATACAAGAGAAAGCGCACGATGGCAGAAAGGTATTTTTTGTCTTCGGGGGCACTGCTACCTCCGATCGTGAAGCAATTCGACATATCACCGAGAGTGAGTCGGACGCTATCATCATTGCGTCGTATGGGACTTTTTCGACTGGTATTAATATACCTTCGCTTGAAAATGTTATATTTGCGTCGCCAACGAAAAGTAAGATCCGCAACCTACAATCGATAGGTAGAGGGTTGCGTCTTAAGGATGGAAAGACAGAGTGTAACCTGTACGATCTTGCAGATGACCTTCACTGGAAGTCATGGAAGAATCATACATTGAATCACTTTGCCGAACGTGTTAAAACCTATGCAGAAGAAAAATTCACATACAAGTTAGTGGAGGTAAACATAT